ACATGATGAAAGCGGTAAATGGTTAAAACCAGATAATATATTAAACAACTGGAGGGTAACAAAAACCTGTTTAAGGCTAGGTAGTAAGGTAATAGGCAAGTGTATGATGGGATCAACATCAAATGCACTATCTAAAGGAGGTGATAACTTCAAGAAGCTTTACATGGATTCTAATCCTAGACAGAGATCAGCTAATGGTCAAACAAAGTCTGGGTTGTATTCTTTATTTATACCTATGGAGTGGAACTTTGAAGGCTTTATAGATGAGTATGGGTATCCAGTATTTGAGGATCCAAAAGTACCAATTTTGGGTATAGATGGTGAACTTATAAAAACAGGAGTAATTACATATTGGAATAATGAAGTCAATGCACTTAAAAATGATGCCGATGCACTTAATGAATTTTATAGACAATATCCGAGAACTGAATCTCATGCTTTTCGTGATGAGTCAAGACAATCGCTTTATAACTTATCTAAGATATATCAGCAGATTGATTACAATGATTCTTTAATAAAGGATAGGGTCCTAACAAGAGGATCGTTCCACTGGAAAAATGGCGTACAAGATACAGAGGTAATATGGACTCCTGATCCTGGTGGTAGATTTGTTTTATCTTGGATACCTAATTCAAATATGAGGAATAATGTTGTAAAGGATAGGAATGGAAAAATAAGGCCAGGAAACGATCATATAGGTGCGTTTGGATGTGACCCATATGACATATCTGGAACCGTTGGAGGAGGTGGTTCTAATGGAGCCCTACATGGTTTAACAAAGTTCCATATGGAGCAGAATGCACCAACAAATCAATTCTTCTTAGAGTATGTAACAAGAACACAGACAGCTGAGATATTTTTTGAGGATGTAGTAATGGCTATACACTTCTATGGAATGCCAGTACTTATAGAAAATAATAAGACTAGATTGTTATATTATTTAAAAAGCAGAGGGTATAGAAACTTTTCTTTAAACAGGCCAGACAAACATATCACAAAATTGTCTAAATTTGAATTAGAGGTAGGTGGTATACCAAACTCATCTGAGGATGTTAAACAGGCACACGCTTCTGCAATTGGATCATATATAGAGCAGTACGTTGGATACGACTCAGAAGGAACATATAGAGATCCAGAAGAAATGGGAAATATGTATTTTACAAAAACACTAGAAGATTGGGCAAAATTCGATATAACAAACAGAACAAAACATGATGCGTCAATTAGTTCTGGACTAGCAATAATGGCCACTAGAAATAACATGATTCAAAAGGAAGAGCAAAAATCAAAAATTAGTATTAAATTTGCAAAATACGATAATAGTACTGGCAATAAAAGTCAATTAAAAAGATAATGGATAATAAACCATCTGTAATTATAAGTGGCACTCCGTTTCCAAATCAAATGGCAACGGATGCAGAAAAGAACACAAAGGACTATGGTCTAAGAGTTGGTAAAGCTATAGAGGGTGAGTGGTTCAAAAGAGTTAATGCAGGAAGCTGTAGATATTACGATCAATATTTAGAGTTCCACAAATTAAGACTTTACTCACGTGGCGAGCAGCCAACACAAATGTATAAGGACCTACTAGCTGTAGATGGAGACTTGTCTTATCTTAATCTAGACTGGAAACCAGTGCAAATAATACCAAAGTTTGTTGACATTGTTGTCAACGGTATGTCTGATAGGCTTTATTCAATAAAGGCTCAAGCTCAAGATATTAACTCTGCTGAAAAAAAGAATTTATTTCAAGACATGGTTGAGTCTGATATGTTGGCTAAGGATATATTAGTTCAGACAAAAGAGCAGTTTGGTATAGACGCATTTAATGTACCTCAAGAAGAGATACCTCAAAATGATGAAGAGTTGTCGCTGTACATGCAATTGAAGTATAAACCATCAATTGAGATAGCTGAAGAGGTTGCAATTAATACTTTATTAGAGATGAATGACTATAGGGATGTAATAAAACCTATGGTTGATAAAGATATTACAGAGATAGGTATTGGTGCAGTTAAGCACCAGTTCTTACCTGGAGCTGGACTTTCTGTTGATTATGTAGATCCTGCTGCTTTAATATATAGCTATACAGAAAAACCAGACTTTTCAGATATATATTACGTTGGAGAAGTTAAGCAGGTACATTATACTGAACTTAGAAAGATTAATCCTAGTTTAACAAATGACGAGTTAAAGGATATAAAAAATTCTGGATCTGCTTGGTATAACTACTTCCCAGTTATAAGACAATTTCAAGATGATGTATTTAACGATGAAGTTGTTACTTTGTTGTACTTCAATTATAAGACAGAAAAAAGATTTGTATATAAAAAGAAGTTTTTAGATAACGGAGGTGAAAGAGTAATAAGAAGAGACGAAGGATTTAATCCAGAAGAAAATAATGAGCGTTTTGAAAGGATAGATGTAGTTAAGGATGTGTGGTATGAAGGCGTATTAGTTCTTGGGAGCAACATACTTATTAAGTGGGAGCTTTTGAAGAATATGGTAAGACCAGAAGCCGCAACACAAAGGGCACTATCTAACTATGTTATACATGCTCCAAGTATGTATAAAGGCCAGATACAGTCTCTTGTAAAGAGAATGATTCCTTTTGCTGATCAGATACAGCTAACTCACTTAAAGTTACAGCAGGTTATGTCTAGAATTATACCAGATGGTGTATTTATAGATGCTGATGGTATTAGTGAGGTAGATCTAGGAACAGGAGCTGCATATAACCCAGAAGATGCACTTAAGTTGTATTTCCAAACTGGATCCGTTATAGGTAGAAGCTATACAGGTGATGGTGAGTTTAATAATGCAAGAGTCCCAATTCAAGAGCTTAATACTAATAGCGGTCAGTCTAAGATGGCAGCTCTTATAAATAACTACAACTACAACCTAAATATGATTCGTGATGTAACTGGATTAAATGAAGCAAGAGATGGATCTATGCCTCATCCAGATGCATTAGTTGGAGTTCAGAAGTTAGCTGCATTAAACAGTAATGTTGCCACAAGACATATACTTCAAAGTGGGTTAATGATAACAAAAAGATTAGCTGAATGTTTATCATTAAGAGTTTCTGATATACTTAAGTACGCAGACTTTAGAGATGAGTTCGCTATGCAGGTTGGTAAGTATAATATAGCAATACTAGAAGATATACAGAACCTATATCTTCATTCTTTTGGTATATTTATAGAACTTGAGCCAGATGAAGATGAGAAGCAACAAGTAGAGCAAAATATACAGATAGCACTACAGTCTGGTCAAATAGACTTAGAAGACGCTATTGATATTAGAATGATAAAGAATCTTAAGCTTGCTAATGAAATGCTTAAGGTTAAGAGAAGAACAAGACTAGAGAAAGCTCAACAAAGAGAAGATCAACAGTCTCAAATTCAAATGCAAATTAATATGCAGTCTCAACAGGCTGCTGCTGAACAAAAACAACAGACGGCTCAAATAGAGGCGCAATCTAAAATATCTGTAAAACAAGCAGAAGCGCAATATGCTATGCAGCAAATGCAGTTTGAGGTTGAGATGAAGAAAGAGTTGATGGCTCTTGAGTTTGAATACAATATGAAGTTAAAGGGTATTGAGACTGATGGATTAATGAAAAGAGAAAAAGAAAGAGAGAAAGCAAAAGATAAGAGAGTTGATCTACAGGCTACTCGTCAATCAGATCTTATTAATCAAAGAAAGAATAATCTTCCTCCAATGAAGTTTGAATCAGAGGAAGACTCAATGGACCAGTTTGATTTGTCATCATTTGAACCTAGATAATATGAAAAGAAAAGTATTAAAAACTACAACTAAAAACTGGATGAGCGTACAACCTTACGCTGAGGGATACGCTAGCAAAGGTAAGTATGAGGGTTACTTAGGTACAAAAATATCTAAAGGACCTTTTTCTTTGGATGTTGGTACTGGTATTGGAACTGGATTCAAACCAGAAACAGATGTTACACTTTCTGTTAATATTCCAATAACTAAAAGAATTAAAAATAAAAAGAAGTTATAATGGCTGTAGTGTCTATACAGGGTGTTAAACACTCAGTTAAAAAAAATAAGAAAGGTGATGTTGTTGTGGAGCACACTAACATTCATAACGGAAGATACGATAAGATTAATTTAACTAATAAGGCAAACGCAAAGACAA